AACAACGAACCCGCCAGACTTGACATCCAGCGGGTTCGTACAAAATGCAAATGGTGCACCGTTTGCGCATCTCCTCGAACCGAGGTGTGCGCAGTCGGCACGATCATCTTCGTTAGGATACCACGAGCGGCCTAGGAAACAACCAGGCGCATGCCGGGATAGATCAGATTCGGGTTTGAGATGCCGTTCTTGGCGGCGAGATCCTGATAGGTCGTGCCGTACTTTGAGGCGATTCCAGAAAGGGTGTCGCCGCTCTGCACCACGTACACCTGCTCGGTCTCGGCCTGGCCGTTGATTACCGCCATGACCTCGTCGTAGCGCGGCCCCAAAACAGCCTTGCGGCGGCTGCCGTTGCCGTAATCGCCCGCCCATGTCTCCTTTGCCAGATCCTCGGCGGATGCCGTGAGGATGTGATTCACGAGCGACTGCACCTCCTGGTAGCGGTCGCCCAGCGCGTGCTTGCGGTCGTCGCCGTCTCCGAGCTCGCCAGCGAGCACCTTCGCCGCGAGGTCTGCCGCAGGCGTCTCGTCGATGCCGTGGATAAGCGAGTCGGGATCGCCGTTGGAGCCGCCCGCCATGGCCTCCCACTCCGCGCGGGAGATATAGCACTTGTTGATGTCGAGGTTGCCCGCCCAGCCGTCCAAGCGCCCGCAAGAGGAGTACTGGCGGATGGCGCAATCGTAAGCGCCCTCGTGCCACGGCGCGTCCTGGTAGCCAGTGGGATTCATGTCGGCGTACTGCGCCACCCACGTCTTGGCGTCGGTGAGGTTCCACGGGAAGACGCTCTTGCTGGCGTAGATGCCGATGCGATCCACGCTCACGCCAAGAAGCTCGGCCAGGCGCTCGGCCATGGCCTTGAGGTAGGACGTGTCGCCCCATGCCTTGTTGCCCTGATCCTCCCAGTCGATGAAGAACGCGGCCTTGCCGACGTAGCCCTTGCAGTGCTCGTAGAAGTACTCGGCCTCCGCCTCGGCATCGCCACCGTTGACGTAGTGGTACACGCCCACGAGCTTGCCAAGGCCGATCGCTTGCTGGATCTGGCGGTCGCAGTCTGGCGACACGTAGCGCGTGCCCTCGGTAGCCTTGCAGATGACGAAGTCGAACGGGACAGCCGCGAGGTTGATGCCGTTCTGCCAATTGCTGATGTCGATTCCGTTCATTCTATTCAGCGCTCCCTATCGCTATGAAATAAGCCCAATCAACTTGTTCGTACTGCTCGCGGCTCAGCCGCACCACGCCCTCGTAGGGGTCGTGGAAGGTCGCCGCCTCGCCGTCCCATCCGCAAAGCAGGACGATGTGCCCGCCGTAGTTCTTGCCGCCTTCGCGGAGCTGGCCAGTTAGGCTGCAAAACACCATCCAGCCGCCAGCCGCCTCGTCCAAGGCGTCATCGGCGTTGTCGTGGATAGGCGTGTAGCCCAAAGCCTGGTCGTTCGCGTTCATCCAACGGCAGAACTTTTCCATGTCGTTCACGCCGTCCGTGAGGCACGATTCGCCAACGAAGCCCAGCATCTGCGCCGGCGTGCATGCCTGTCCGTAGAGCCATTCCCACGCCATGGCCGCGCACGTGAGGCCGCAGCCGGCAGCAGCCAGGTCTTCGCCCGCATACGAAAGCCCGCCCCAGCGCTCGTCTGCTTGGAGGTAGACGGGCACCTCGGCGGGCTTGTCGAGCGGCTTGTCGTAGATGACGGGCAAAGGCTCTTCCTTCGGCACCTTCGGCACGTTAGAGGCTATAAGCGCCACGTCGGCGAAGGCGGCGAGCAAAGCAAGCAGCGAGATGGCGGCGGCGATGCGCACGAGGCGCTTGCCGCCCATTCCTAGTCGTCCTTCTTCGGAGTGCCCATGGCAAGCAGCGCGTCGAGCCACTTGTCTGTCACGCCGACCGCCTTGAAGGCTGCATATGCCACCTGCACGCCGCCTACCGCGGCGAAGATGGACGTAACCCACGCCGTGGGGTCAGTCGGCATACCCCCGGCCATGGCCGTCAATGCGCCGCACAGCGCCGATACTGCGATGGCCGTCCAGCGGGCGACATTGCCGGTCATCGCCTTCGTCTTGATAGCCTGCACGATATAGGGCACCACGAGGACGGTCAGCACCGTGAGTCCTGCCTGTATATCAGTCATCTTTATCTCCCTGTCTCCTTGTTGTACATGAGGTCGACTCGGTCGTAGATATGGTCGACCTTCTCGGCCATGCCCTGGCTACGCGCCTGGCTGTGGACCAAGTCCGCGTGGAGGACGTCATTTGACGCGACAACCGACTCCATGAGCGTTTTCATTCCTTCAATCAGGGTGTTGCTGCGCTCCATCTGGGCGGCGATGCGCCCCTCCATTTGGGACCGCTCGCGGTCGCGCTGCGCCCTCTCGTCGACTTCGGCCTGCTTGCGCTCCTCGCGCTTCAGGTCGAGCTCGCCCTTCCGCTGGTTTTGGCGTTTGTACTCCTCAAGAAATTGTCTCCCGAAGTAGAACGCAACGAGCGTCAGGAGCACGCCGCCAAGCCAAGCCGGTCCGTAAGGCGCAAAAAGCTTGAGCACTTCCATCCTGGGCGCCCTCCTTCCGCCTATTCGGCCGTGTACTCCTCGCCGGTGATTTCCTTGTACTCGTCGGCGGTGATCCATTTGCACTCGACAGCCTTGTAGACGCGCGCCTTGCTCCAAAGGTCTTTGTCGTAGTACTTCTTGACCTTCGCGAAGTGCTTGGAATGCTCAACGGTTTTCTTCGTAGCCATTACTGGTCACCTCCCACGGTCATGAGCAGGTAGTCGATGTTCGCCGTGTTGGTCTCGGTCTGCGTCGGCTGGGACGCCTGCTCGCGCATCTGTTCGAGCAGCGCCGGGAGGTCGGGCACCTCGCCGTTGGCGTAGGCGGCGAGCGCGGAGGTGTAGGCGAGCTTTCGCGCCTTCCGCTCCACGTACTCGTCATCGTCGATAACGCCCGCGTCGTGCGCCGCGTCGGGGTCGCCGATCTGCGACAGCAGGTCGCGCAGGGCGTTGACCTCGGCCAGGGTGCCGTCTCGAAGCTCGTCGGGGCGCGGCATGTCTTCCTCAGTGTCCATGCGGACTCCTTCCTTATCGGGGAATGTGCCGCCATCGTATTAGCGCCGTGAGATTGCCTGGCCGTTTGGGCGGGCGCGAAGAAAGAAGGCGCGCCGCAGCACGCCTTCGCTGTCTTGGTTATTTCGTTTTCGACCCGTCTAGGCCGCCGTTTTGAGTTGCCGCCCTTCCGCTATGGCGAGGGCGTTCCGCCCGAATCGTCTCTCGGGCTTGGTTGCATTGAGCAACCCCCCCCGCGAGATTTTCGAACAAGCTGCGGTACAGCGCGTCCATGGCCAGCACGCTGCGGTGCGCGTCCAAGTGAGCCATGCCGCCGCGCCAGCTCTGGTAGCTCTGCTGCACCTGCTCGGGCGTCATGACCCCCTCGGCCACCATGCGGGCCATCTTCTTCAGCTTGCGTCGCTCGCGCGTGATGGAGTCGCGGCACGGCTTCATGACGATGCGGCCCGTTTCGGTGTAGAAGATGCGCTTCTTCAGCCACGTGAAGCCGCGCGTCAGCTTCACCACGCGGGTCTTGCGCGGGTTCAGCGCGATGCCGAGCTTCGCGCACTCGTGCTCTATCAGCAGAAGGCACACTTGCAGGTACTCCTTGGACTCGTGGATCAGGTAGAAGTCGTCCATGTAGCGCCCGTAGGCCTCGGGGCGCAGCATCTCGGCCACGTAGTGGTCGATGCGGTTGGGGTGCGCCACCGCGCATATCTGGTTTGGCTCGCTGCCCAGGCCCAGGCCGACCTCGCCCTGCGCGTCTATCAGGCGGTGCTCAAGGGCGACCACGCGCGGGTCGAGCAGCGCGTCGGCCACCTGCCGCTTGACCGGCTCGTGGGCAATGCGCGCGAAGTAGTCGGAGAAGTCGCCCAGCAGTATGTAGCCCTCGCGCCCATGCCGCCGCCAGTGGTCGGCCAGGTGGCGCTTGAGCAGCTTAAGGGCGTAGTCGGTGCCGAGCCCCTTGATGTTGGCGGAGTTCGCGGATACGAGCGTGGGGACTATCGCGGGCACGAGGGCGTTCTGGGACAGCGACTTCTGCACCACGCGCTCGGGGAAGTGCACTGCACTGATGTGGCGCAGCTTGCCGCGCTCCCACAGGTCGAAGCGGATGAAACCCCGGCATATGTCGCGGCCCTCCAAAAGGTCTTGGCGCGATTTCACGGCGTTTCGCATGTAGTCCTTCATGTACCGCTGCGTCGAGGCCTTCCACATGACGCCACGCGCGGCCTGCTTGGAAGCCTTGCACAGGCTGTTGAGGTCGGCCACCGTCTCAAGGGTGCACGCCTTGACGCGCTCGGCCTTGGCCCTGGCGCGCTTCTCCTCGCGGCGCTTCCGGCGTGCGGCCCGCCTTTGCTCCGAGTTCATAGAAGGCACCCCGCACGGCTTGCAATGTGGCTCTGACAGCCGCTTGAGGTATGGCCATGAAACGCGGCGAAGCCACGGAGCGCCGCGCCATGCAAGCAGCGTCCGGCCACCCTCGCGGGGTGCGTATTTACGGGCTCGCGCCCGATGGTCGCGCCTTCCTTCCTCTCCGCGCTCTGCTTTCGGCCCGCTGGCCTACTCGGTCTGGCAGTAAGGGAATCCGGGGCGGGGGCGAACCCAGGTGTTCGTCGCCGAATTGTAGTTGGCATTGCCGTTGTTGTTGACGTAGCACACGTTGGACGAGGAGCCACCCATGACGGAACGCAGCCACCAATTGTACCGATATACAAGGCGGGACCGCCGCCCATTATAACGAACGCAGGCGCTCTAGCTCGGCCTCGGCCTCGGCTATGCGCTCGTCGGTCGTCTTCTTGCCGGTGACGCGTACGTTCTTGCGCGCGCCCTTGAGCAGTTTGATCTCCTCCTCGACCATGCCCGCCAGCGCCTCGAAGCGGTTGGCGTTCACGGGCAGGCCGATGTCCATGAGGCACTGCATGTCGAGCATCAGCTGCTCGCAGTCGGCTATCGCCAGCGTCAGGTAACGCTTGCGCTCAAGTGCGTTGAACGAACTGTTGGGGTAGAAGCAGTCGGCGCGGTTGACGTTGTATACGATGCTGCGCGCGGTCTCCACCGTGGGGACTGCGTTCAGCAGCCTGTAGGCTTTCGGCACGACCGATGAGGAGGCCATGAGCTTGTTGACCTCCACGCGGATGGCGATGGCCTGCGTGAAGAACTTGTACTCGGACACCTCGCGGTTTCGCTGGTAGACGCCGCTCATGGCACCTCCCGGAAATAGTGGCAAAAAAAACGGCCCGCTGCGCGGGCAGGGATGCGACCGCGCAAGGCGGTCGCATCGAAAGAGAAGTATAGAGCACTCGGCTGGCTAGCCGACGAGGAAGCCGGGGCGGGGGCGAACCCAGGCGGACGTCGCCGAAGAGTAGTGGGCATAGCCGTAGTTGTTGACGTAGCACACGTTGGACGAGGAGCCACCCATGACGGAACGCAGCCACCAAAGGGACCGAGTTCCGTTCAAGCGGTGCGCGGTATCGCGGAACAGGTCGAACTGGCAGTCGAAGCCCACGCTGTAGCCCTTGGTGCCCCACACTGGGCAGCCGTACACCTCCATCTCGGAGGGCGACCACACCTTGCCGATGTCCTGCCAGCTCCAGCTGTTGGAGTCGCTGAGCGCGCCGCTCGCGCTGTAACGCTCCTCAAGCAGCACGCGCTGGGTGAGCAGGTACTTGGTCAGCCCCTCGGGCAGGCACGCCTCGAACAGCTTCTCCCACGCCTTGAGGTTGCTGTTCAGGTACGGGTTCTTCACGTCTGCGGTGCCCTGGTTGGTGTTCGCAGTGTTCCACATCAGGTAGCTGTCGTTGGCCACGCCGGTGACGGTCTTGGCCATGGCGACGGGCGCGGACGCGATGAACGCGATGTGGTGGCCCTTGGCGCTGTCGCCGCACTGGTAGTACGGGTCGAAGTGCGCAAGCAGGAAGCGCACGGACTGCTGGGCCGCCACGTTTGACGCGCTCACGAGCGGCACGTCGATGTAGTCGCCCACGCGCATGCCGCTGAAGTTCGCGGCCTGCACGCGCTTGTGCAGCGCGTCGTAGATGGTGACGGAGCCGGAGACCTCGCCCGCGAGAAGCGTTGCGAGCGACTGGCCCGGGTACTTGCCGATCAGGCCCTGTCGGTTGTACTCGGCGTTGTTGAGAGCCGTGGTGGCGTTGGTGCGGGCCAGTGAGTCGATGATCTCATGGCTCACCCCGTTCACGTTAAAGCGCTCGGCGTTTACGTTTGCCATTCGTTTTCCTTTCTATGCGAGCACGATGGTCGTGCCGGATACCGTGCAGGAGGAACCGAGTTTTACGGTTCCGTCCTCGAACGTTGCCTTTGAAGACGGCGCGTACACCGTGCCGTCCATGAACACGAACTTGCCGCTCGACTCAGCGAGCATGTTTGCCAGGATCGCGTTCTGCTCGCGCAGCGCCGCGATGTCCGAATCGCCCGCGCTTCCTTGCGCAACGGAGTTGGCGATCTGCAACGCCTGGTTGGCCGCCGCGTCAGCACGCGATGCCGCGCCGTTTGCCGCCGAGGTCGCGTTGCTCGATGCCTGTTGGTCGGCGATATGCTCGTCATGGCGCTGGCTTTCGGCCTTTTTGCGTTCGATCTCGGCGTTCGATCGGCTCGTCTCGTTGTTCTGGCGCGTGGTTTCGGCATTCTTTCGCGCAGTTTCGTTGTCTTGACGTGTTGTCTCGGCGTTCTTGCGCGACGTCTCGTTGTTCTTGCGGGTTGTCTCGTTGTTGCCGCGCTCGGTCTCAGCCGTTTTCCGAGCGTTCTCGTTGGACACGCGCGTTTTCTCGGCCGTTTCAGCGCTTTCCGTCATGGTCTTGCAGTTGGCGGCTGCTGTCTTTGCCTCCTCTGTCGCCTCCACGGCAAGCGTTGACTCGATGCGGTAAATCGAGCCGTCAGTCGTTCTCACGCGGTCGATGTTGCCGTTCTCGTTGAGGACGAACGCCGCGATCTGCGTTTCGTCTGCCATCGCACCTCCTCTACTTCGCGATGATTCCGGTTACTATGGCCTGCGGCCCGATCGTCTCGACGATGCAGCGGTCGCCTGCCTTGGCGCTTGAACAGCCAGTGGTCATCGGCAAGCCGGGAAGCGTGGCCCCCGACATCGAAACGGTGACCTTCGCGCCGGATACAGACTTGACTGTGGCGAAGCCCATGGAATGGCCAGAGCCGCCTTTCGGCGTGAAGAGCTCGGCGAGCATGTCTCCCGCGTTGCTTATGTCGTTAACGTTCAAAGCGTCTCATCTCCAATTCCATCGGACATCCTCCCACGAGGGTGAGAGTCTGCTTCCTGATCGCGAAGTTCCCGCTGATACCCTCGCTTGGCCAGCGCACGTCGATAGCGTCGGAGATGCCGACGGGCGCGTAGATGTGCGTGGCCCTCAGACGGTGGATGGCCGATTGCTCCGTGACTAGCAGGCTTTGCGCCTCGGCATTCGCGTTTGCCTGCCGCTCTGCTGCTGTGCTTCCGTGAGGAAGCTCGCTTCGCGTGTAGGAAACCGCCTTGCGCCAGCCACGTCGTACGGTCGAGTACTCGCTGTTCGGGTCGGAGTCGATGGCGGTTCCGCGTATACTTTCGTCACTCGTCGAGTAGTCGATATGGACGACGTTCGCTACCTTCGACTTGTCGAACTCCTCGGTGCCGTCGTCCACGAAGCGTGCACCCTTGCCCTCTTCCATGACCATGGTTGGCGCTCGCTTGTCAGGCTCGATGTACTTCCGCAGCAGCACTCGGCCCAGCGGGTCGCATGAAGCGGAGCTGAACCCAGCCGCCGCGAGAAGCGCGTTGACGGCCTTTAGGCGGGTTCGGTAGTTGCTCTCTCCGTTTCCGATCGCCCCGACCACCCACGCCGTTGTGAGCTTGAAGTCCGATTGGTCGGCGATCACCTCAAGACCTGCCTCGCGCAGCAGCTTCGCCGCATAGTCAACGGCGTTCGTGCCGGCGGGAACCGATCTCGGCTGGTCGAACTCGTCCTCGTCAACTTCGGCCAATCGCCCAGAAAGGTCTGCCTCGGCCAGCGCCTGGCCGATCGGGCGCTTCGGCGTTGACACTAGGAAGGTTCCAAGAGGCTCAAGGTGAACCGAGCCATCTGGGAACGCTGCCTCAAGGTACACGCGCAAAAGGTCGCTCCCGAGGTCTAGCGCGCCCTTGTAGCTGACCTTGCCCGTCTCGTAGTTGGTATCCAGGTTGCGCTCGATCATCCCGCCGTTGCAGATGTTCCTAAGCCGCTCGACGTCTAGGTTCGTCTTGCGGTCTACGCGCATGTAGCGGTAGGACGATGCGAAGCGCTTCTTCCAATTAGGCATTGTTCGGCTCCTCGAATACGTCGTGCTCTATCTTCGCGGACGCCGACCAAAGCCCCGCCGCTTTGAGCGATTCGCTGAACGTCATCGCTCCGAAGGCACGCTCGCCAGCGAGGCCGCGCCACCAACCCTGCCACTGGCTTCTCATGGCGCGGCGGAAGGCATCGTGGCCGTCGCGGCGGAAAAGGCACGAGGCGGATGTGGCAAGGTCGCACTCGTCGAGCGGGTACGACATGGGAAGACCGCCGTTCTCCCCGCCGTCGGCGAAGTGGTAGCTCTTGTAGCTGCGTCCCGCAGACGTGGAGTAGCCCGCATCGAGCTCCATCTTGATGAGCGTTGATGCGTCCTGGCCGAAATTGAGCGCCATGCAGCTTGCTATCAGCTTCGCATTGACCTCGGCATATGCAGACGTTCCGTTCGCAGCGGTTCCTGTTGCGCGGTACTTCATGTCCGTATTGAGCGGCGGCACGCGGTCGATCGTCTCCTGGGCATCGAGCAGGCCGCTTGCCAGCGTGCTGGAATCATCGTCGTAGATTCGCTCGACGATGAAGCTCTCGCACTTCGATGCGTTGCCAAGCACAAGCTCATGGCCATCGCACGTAATCGTTCCCAGCATGGGAAGCTCGTTGTTGTCCTCGTCGTAGGCCATCGGGCCGATAAGCGTTGTCTCCTCGACGTTGTAGGCGGAAACGCCGTTCTCGACCCTCACGTGGCACGTAAGGTCGTCACCGTAGGAAACGGTGATAACCGGCGTCGCAGGTTCCGCCCAATGAGTCTTGAATCGGCGTGTGGCGGTTTTCGACAGCCCCGAGCCGCCAACGACCACAAGCGTGAGCATGTAGTCGATGCCGTTCTTGATGGTTGCGTAGCTGCCGAACTGCACGGGATTGAGACTCGTCACGTCTGCGGTTGCGATGACTGCGCCGCCGACCTCGGCAAGGGAGAGCGTGGCCTGGGCGATGCCCGTCTCGTCGGTTGCGGCAACCTGCACGGTGAGCGGCACCTGGTCGATTAGGATGCCGTCAGTCGCAGGAGACGCGACCCAGCACTGCGGGTAGTCCGCGACAACGACGGCTACATAGCCAGACCATGCGCCCCAATCGGCGTGCAGGCCCTTGGTGCGCACGCGTACCTTCCAGCTTCCCTTGGCAAGCGAAACGGATGCGCTCTTGGTCGTCGTATACGATTTAGTGATCGTCTCGCTTCCGCTGAACTCCACCTGTGCAGCGCTCTGCACCGAGCCGTCCTGATGGTTCGGAACCCATGAGACGGTGACAGCCGTCCCGGTAGGAACAACGGAATCGGCGGTTACCTTCGGTGCGAGCGGCGGCGTGATCGTTGTGACGGAGTTCGACTTGACCCATGCGGACATGAGGTTGCCGCGCTTCGCCCTGACCCTGTATACGACCGTTCCCGCAGGAGCGGCCTTGTCGTGCAGGTCGAGCCAAGCGGGGTCTTCACCCTCGGTGCTGGCCGTTATGGACGACCATGTGTTGCCGCCGTCCGTCGAGCGCTGGATGCCCCATGCGGCTGCATATGTCCAAGCACCGTAGACGCGAAGCGTTACTTCGGTGGCGCCTGCCTTAACGGCCTCCACGCGCGACGGCGCGGAGGGCGTGGTGTAGGCGGTTCCGCACGATACGTGTGTTGAATTGCCGCCAGGGCCGTGGGCGCAAAGGCGGTATTCGTACTTGTGGCCTGCGGTCGTCGAGTTGTCGGTGTAGTTGGTCACGTCCCACGAGACGTCGGCGATGTTCACCCATGAGCCGTCGTCGGCGCGGCGGTCTACGTACACGCCAGCCCAGGGGTACGCGCCGTCCATGCCCGTGTAGTCGACGTCCCACGTGATCTTTTGCGAGGTGTCGGAAACGCGGGCCAGCTTCGGGTTCTTGGGCGGATGCGGCTGCGAGTACCCGCGCTGGGGAATCCAAGCGTACTCTGTTGCCCAGGCGTCGCCGCCCGCGCTGCCGTAGTAGTTGTTGTATGTCTTGCCGTAGACGTGGATCTGCACGGAGCAGTTCCATCCGCTGGCCCCGCGTCCGACGTCCACGGTGAAGGTCACGGCGTCGCGCGTGGCCCAATTCCCGTAGTTGTTGAGCAGCACGTCGCGCGACCTGTAGGTGGTGCCGTTCACGATCACGTCGTAGTGCGTGCCGTACTCTGCTGCATACTTGTCTTCGAGCGCGGCGGTGATTGTTATGCGCGAGGTGGTGTCGTTGACCGTGCTCACGCCGTCAACGGAGATATAGCCGCAATACCAGCGGTTGAGCCCCGCGATCTGAATCTCCCTTGTATAGGTTCCCACGTCTACCTCCTCGCCGTGGAAGAGCGGCGTGCGGCGGATACCAGCACGTCGATGGCGTCAGCCACCGCGATGTCGGCATCTGCCGTGTTGCCGTCGATGGTCATGTAATAGGTGTCGCCGCCGGCCACCGCTCCGACTGCGGCTGCGGCCCCGGTCTCGTAGGTGACATCAGGCCCGCCGAACGACATGCTCAGCTCGTTGGCGAAGCCCGAAACGGTGTCCTTCACGCCCTCGAAGCGCTTCTTGAGGCCCGTTTCGAGCGACTGCATAATCCAGCCGCCGTTGGGGATCAGGAGCCTCAAGTCCTTGCGCTTCGGGCCTTTCAGGCTCGCAATCGTTCCGGCGATGCCGGACACGAAGTCGTAGACGCCGCCGATACTCGACTTGATGCCGTTCAGCAGGCCGCTCACGATGGAGCTGCCGGCGCTGTAGAGCAGTGAGCCGAGGTTGCCGAGAGCACCTACAATTCGTCCGGGAATCGAGGACACGAAGCTCACCACGGAGTTGATGCCGCTCGAAACGCCGTTGGTGATTCCGCTCCAAGCGTTGTTGAGGATGCTCTGCACGGTGTTCCACGCCGAGTTCCAAAGGCTCTGCACGGTCGAGAGGCCGCTCGAGATGAACGACTTGACGTTGTTTATGCCGCCCTGCACGACGGACTTGATCGTGTTCCAGAGGTTCGTCAACCAATCGCCGATCGCCGACCAGATGGAATCCCAGATGCTTTGGATCAGCGCAAGGCCGTTCGTGATTACCGCCTGGATAAACGCAACACCGCCGTTGACGATGTTCTCGATGATGCTCCATACGCTCGAAGCGAGCGCCTGGATGCCGTTCCACACGCTGCCCCAGTCCTGGTTGATGATGCCGAGGACGATTGTCACGATCGCCTGGATGGCGTTCATCGCTGCGGTGACGATTGCGGAGATGTACGGCCAAACGGCGTCGATAACGGCCTGGATGGCGGTCATGGTTGAGCTGAAGATCTCGACCATGACGGGCAGAACCGTGCTGATGATTGTCTGAATCACCGTAAGAACACCAGTGATTACCTCCTGGATAACGGGCATGTTCGCCGTTATGAGGTCGGTAATCTGCTGGATGATCGGGCAGAGCGTGGTTGTTATCACGAGCGCGACCTGGCCCACCGCGTCGATGATCGTGCTGATGATTGGCACGAGTCCCGAAACGATGGTGGCGATCACAGGGGCCACCGCAGCCACCAGGCCGCCAAGTGCGAGCGCGAAGCTGTTCACAACGATAACGGCGGCGGCAAAGAGACCTTGGAGCGGTTCGGCAAGCCCAGTGAGCGACTGGAACGCGGGGGCAAGCGATGACGCGATGCTGGATGCTATGCCGATGATTTGGTTTCGGAACGCCTCGTTGGTGGCCATGCTGTAAGCGAAGATCGCCGCAAATGCAGTGATTGCGGCAACGGCAACGGCGGCAGGTGCGCTCAGCGCCGCAAAGCCTGTGGCAACGCCCTTAATTGCAGGAATAATCCCGCCCGTGAGCGAGTTTGCCAAAGCGCCGAGAACTGGGATCTGGCCGATAAGCCCGCCCAACGACACGGCGGCAAGTCCCGCCAGGGCGGCGGCTGCGATCTTGCCGCCCGTTCCGAGCTGCGAGAGGTCAACGCCCTTGATTTTCTCTGACAGCCCGTCGAGGAACGTGCAAAGCTTCTCGACTGCTCCGCCGGTGCGCGTGAGGTTGCCCTGAGCGTCGTAGGTAACGCCCAAGAACTCGCCGAAAGCGGTGGAAAGCGGCTTGATGGCCGCGCGGCACGAGTTGAGAACCCCACGGATGGAGTTGAACACGGGGATGGCGGAGTCCTTGAGCGGTGTCATCCAGTCCTGGCCGATCTTGGAAAGCGCTGCTTTCATGTTCGCCATGGAGCCGGTAAACGACTCGTTGGCTGCTTTTGCGGAATCGCCGAAAGACGCGTACATGGCGTCAGAGAACGTTTGGAAGTCGATCTTGCCGGCTGTGACCATCTTGGAAACCTCGTCGGAGGACTTGCCGAGATAGGTCGATAGCACGGAGATCGCGTTGATACCTCGATCCGTGAACTGGGCCACCTGCTCGCCCGAGAGCTTTCCGTTGGCGGCCACTTTAGCCCAGATGGACGAGAGGTCGCCGAGGTCTTGCGAGAACGTGGCGGCTGTGCCGACGCAGCCGTTCAGGGCCTTCTCCATGTCGGAGCCGGCGGCAACGCCGGACGCCGCAAGCTGCGCGGCAGCCGTCGCTGCTGTGTCGAAACCGAAGGCGGTGCCGTCTACGGAGTCTTGGATTGTTTGATAGAAGTCGCCCCATGCGAGCTTCATACCCTTGAGCATGGCCTGCGCCTTCTCGATGTTGAGGGCGCGGCTCATGCCACCCGTGGCGGCTAGCGTGGTGACGCCTGCGGTCACCGTGCCGATCGCGGTTGAGATGGACTTGCCTACGCTGCCGAAGCTCGAGGCGAAGAAGCCGGCAACCTGCGAGCCTACGGACTTGGCGGTGTCCTTGAGGCTGCTGAACTTGGAGGCGGACTTGTCGAGGCCGCTGTCCATGTTGGCGCCGTCGTAGGTTCCCTTTGCGGATAGAACGTAATCAGCCATTCGGTTTCGCACCTCCCCATGGCGTCCAAGGCGGGTTCTTTCGGTACTGCTCCTTCAGGGCGTCGATCTCGGCATGGGTGAAGTCCGTCTCGCGGAACTCGCCGTTGCGCTTCTGCCAGAGCTTGTAGGTCTTCTTGGAAAGGCAGTTGGCTACGGCGACCTGAACCGCATCCTTGAGCAGGTTGGAGTCGCGAACCGTCGCCGTCTCAAGCTCCTTGCGCACGAACATGAGCTGGACGGGCGTGTGCTGGGCGTACTGCTCGTAGCCCCAGCCGAGACGCGCGGCGAAGAACGCGAAATCGGCCTCCCTGTGAAACAGGGCGGCGTCTTCGGCATCCTCGCCGCGCTTCTGAACGGTCTTGAAGTACTCGAATCCCGTTAGGCGAGTGAGAGCGCGTTCCCTGCGCCCATGAATAAAAAAGCGCAGTCGCGCTGAAGGGCCAGCATCACGGCCTGATAGACAGCGGGGTATCCGTTCGCCTCGATCAGCTTGTTGACGATTTCCTCGCCCTTGTTCGGGATGAAGTAGCCGCCGCCGACGAGCTTCAGGCCGTAGCCTGCGATCGCGGAAAGCTCCTTGAACGTGAACATGCCGTCGTTCTTGTAGAAAGACGCGATGATGGGCGTGTGGCGCTCCTCGTAGAGGTCGATGCGCTTTCGCGTGAAGGCGATCTCGCACTCGCGGCCCTTGATGGTGAACGTTGCGCGTTCCATCTCGTCGATGTCCTGCTCAAGCTCGCCTTTGAACACCTCTTTGGTGTTGTCTTCGAGGGCGTCTTCAAGCTCCTCACAGGCCTCGCCGCACTCGATAAAATCGTCGAAATCCTTCTCTTCTGTCATTCGTCTGCTCCTTAGTCGTTGGTGACGGTCACGGTCGCTGCGGTGATCTGGTCTTCGGTCGCGGTCTCGTAGAGCCACGGCTTCCCGGAGCCTTGGAACTCCATGGAATAGGTGGTGTTGTCGTCGTTCGGAGCCTCGAAGGTGTCGGAGGTGACGATTGCGAGGCCCATACGCAGCGGCACGTACTTGGTGTTCGCGGTGGAGCGGATGCGCTTGCAGATCTTCAGGCAAAGGTAGGTGCCGTCGGCAAGCGCCTTGGCGACCATCTTCGTGGCCTCGTCGTCGGGCGAGTAGAGGCCGTCGATGGACGCGTCCCAGTCCTTGTTGCTGGCGAAGCGCAGCTTCCAGCCGCCGATGGCGTCGTCTTTGGTGGCAGCTTCGGTGGTGTCCTGGTTGAGGTTGAAGGAAAGCCCCTGCTGGCCCGCCACGGCCAGAAGGTTCGCGCCCGTGCTGTCTGTCACGAGCGCCACGATGTCGTTGCCGTTGAGCGCCTTTGCGGTGGCGGAGTCGAAGTCGCACCCAACGAGCTTGTTGTCGGTAACGGAAGCCATTGCGGCCCCTTTCTCGTTATTTGACGCGGAGGCCGTAGCAAACGCGGAAGGTTACCCCCACGATCGCGTGCCCCTCGTCGGTTTCGTCTTTCTTGAGCGTCTGCACGCCGTCGAAGGTCGTGCGGTATAGGGAGAACGGTTCGGGCAGCTCGAACCCATCCGCAAGCGCCTGCTCAAGGCGCTGGATCATGCCGAGAACCTTTGCGTTGCTGTACGGGTGCACAGGCTCGCTTATGCAGTGAACCCATACGCTGATCGCGTCGATGTACATGGTCTTGGTGTTCTCTGGCTGCGTGTTCTGAAGCTCCACGCTGTATAGCGGAGAAGCCCTGTTTTCGGGGCTGTCGTAGCATTTCGTGCCGGTGCCCTGCTCGATCGCGTCAATGAGGCAACCGAGAAACACGGCCAGGCTTAGGCGCTGCACTGCTCGCGGCATCGTTCCTCCTTAGAGCTTCTTCAGCTGGTCGATCAGGTCTTGCTTGAAAATCGGGCGCTGCGTGTCCACGTTCCGCTTGAGGAACCGCTGGCCCTGCACGTAACCGCCGTTCACGGTTCGGTGGCCGTACTCGACGTGCGGCGCATAGCTCTTCGTGTAGCCAACGGTGTCTCCCGAGTGGCCCAGCGACATGCGCAGCTCGCCGTGCGGCCCGCCCGGCCTGGTCTTCTCGGTCGATACGGGCGTTCCGCCGTCGGCTTTGCCACGGTTGAAGATCTGGGCCATGTTCTTCGTGATGACCGCATCGAAGCGCACGGAGGAAAGCCGCTTCAGCTTTCCCGCGAGGTCGTTCACGTCTTGGATCACAAAACCCATGGCTTGAACCCCTTCACGGTGAGGACGGTCGTATCGCCGTCCGCTGATACGTTCGCCAGCTCGTAGGCGTGGCCCTTCACCTCGACCGCGCACATTCCGCCGAAGTCTGCTGCGGGCCTCTTGGTGAGCAGTGAGCGGGTAACGCCGTCGTAGGCGTTGCCCGCGTTGTCTGCCTTGAGCTTGTGCCACGGGCCTACGCGAACGAAGAAGTCGAAGGCGGACACCTCGGAGCACACGGGGTTGTGCAGCTCGTCGGTGCCCGTTTGCTCGCGCTTGATCGCAGCCGCCCTGTACCACCTCATCGCCGCGCCCCCATGAACTTGATGCCCTTGGGATGGCACGCATCGCGCAGGGCCTCGATGTCGGCGGAATAGGCGGACAGCACGTCGTCAACGAAGGAGTTCGACATGCTGCCGCCGTCCGATGCAGATTCGGAGGTGCTGCCCTCGTAGCCGCGCAGGCGCAGGGCCTTGATCGCCGCATCCACGGCGATCGACTCGGCGAGGCGCGGCAGCTCGGCCACCTTGAGACGGATGCACAGGCGGTCTGATACCGTCGCGATCATCTCCTCGATAACGGCGTCTGCCGGCACTGCCTCGTCTTCCAGGTAACGCGCCTTTACGCGGTCTGCGAGGGATGCCATGGCTAGCCCTCTACCGGGCGATCGCCATTTTCGAGCGCCTGCTCGGAGGTCGTGTCGATGGTGGCGATGATGTGGCCGTAGACGTTGGGAAGCACGGGGATGAACAGGCCGGAGGCCTTAGTCCACGTGGCAACCGGGTCTTGGGTGTCCCAGCGAACGCAGGTGACGTACTGCTCCTGGCGCTTCTCGTTGAACGCGCCGCCCTGCTCAAGCTCCTCGGGGGTTACGCCCCAAAGGCCGGTGCCAACGGAGCCGTCGTAACCGACGGAGCACATGACGAACTTGTCCTCGGGGAAGAAGCGGCCCTGGGTAACCTTCATGGAGTCGGCGGCGGTGTCGATCACGCCGTAGCGCTCCTCGTCGATGTTCAGCGTGAGGCCGTTGAACTGCTGCGCGAGCAGGTTGTTGACCTGCGCGAGGCTCGGCAGGATGCCGGCACCGTTGATGCCGAAGATCGCCTTCTGCACGGCTGCGTTGCGCTGGATAAGGGAGAACACCTTCTTGGAGGTGATTGCGACGGTGGGGGTCTGGCCCTTGCCGTTGGCGATGGTCACCCACTTGTCGATGTCGCCGATGATGTCGGCGTCGGCGACGGCCCACTTGGTGGCTACCTTCTGGTCGCTGGGGACGCCGAAATCGACCTCCATCGAGACGTTGTTCTCGTTGATGGTCATCTTGCCCGTGGAAAGGGCCTCCATCTTGGCCTTCTCGACGCGGGCGACGACGGACTCTGCCATGCGGGCAACGTCGTCGAAGCAGTAGCGGCGCACGGAGTCCATCTGCATGTCGAGGCCGCGCGTGACGAGGCGCAGGCGCTCGGTGAGGTTGATCTTCTCCTTGATGAGCAGCTGCTCGGTGACGACGCGCTCGAACGGAACGCGGGAGGCGATGTGCGCCTCGGTGTCGAAGCCGTGGATCATTGCCACGGTGGGAAGGTTGCCGTTCTCCACGATGCGGGAGTACTCGGCCTCGATGTACTGGGTCTTTTGATCCGGGAACAGTCGGGAGCCGAGGTAGTTTCGCTGGACGTTGAAGCCCTGCGAGAAGTCGAGCATGTCGCGCTCGGTGATGAGCTCGGAAATGGGACGCATCTAAGCTGCTCCTTTCTTACACGAGGTAGAGGCCTGCGGCGGCGAAGTCCGCCTTCTTGGCCTTGGCCTCGGTGGATACCTTGTCGGCCTTGAGTCGGCCCTGGAAGATCACGGCGACGGGGCACTTGTCGGTGTCCGTCATGTCGTAGTCCTCAAGGAACACGCCGAACTCGTCGGTGCCGGTGAACAGCGCACCGGCCTTGATGATCTTGCGACCGTCTACCTCCTTGGCCATGGCCTGGGTAGCGGTTCGCGTCTTGGTGACGATGCCCACCTCGGAATCGAGGATGCTTTCGGACTCGCCGTAGGTGAACGCCTTATTGAGCGCCATCTTTCTTTCCTCCGTTCATTCGGTTGCTGTATGCGGCTGCGAAGCTAGCGCCGAAGGACTGGGGCTTGCCCTCGCTGCCCGCCTTGGGGGGCTGGCGCTTGAGCGCTTCCTGCACTGCGGCGTCTACCGCCTTGGGGAAAAGCTCCTTGATCTTGGAGATCGCGGCGTTGGTGTCGTCCGCCTTCTCCGTCACGAACATGGAAAGAAGCTCGTCGCCGAGGTCGATGCCTGCGGCCTTCAGTTCGGCGCGCGCAACGCCCATCTGCTCGGACAGGTTGATGCGGCGCTCAAGCGCAGCCTTCTCGGCGTTGGCCTTCTCAAGCGCGTACTGCGCGCGCTGCAAGTCGTTCATGCCCGCAAGCTTCTCGGCCTCGCTGCGCTGGTCGTCGGCCTCCTGCTTGATCTGCTCGCGGATTTGCTTCTCGATCTGCGCACGCTCGCGGGAGATGCGCTTCTTGACGATCTCGTCAACGTCGGCGTCGGTGTAGGTCTTGCCCTTCGTCTTGGGCTTGCTTCCCTTGTCGTCCGGGTCTTCACCCGCGCCCTGCTGGTCGCCTTCGGGGCCTTCGCCCTCGGTGCCCGCCTCTTCGCCAGCGCCTTCGGTTCCCTCGTCGCCTTGCTGCGGCGGGGTGAGGTTTCCGCCCGCTACTCCTGCGAACTTCTGTCGGTTTCCGTCCTTTGCCATGCTTCGTACCCTCCATAAGGTTTCTCGTGGCTCATGCCTGCACGTTTTCCGTAGCTTTTAGCGGGTTCCACGCCTGCCCGAACCGTGGCTTTTAACGACCTCAACGCTCGGTCGGTCTTTGACCATGCGAGTGTCCTTCATGCGTGAGATTCGCCCGTCAGGCGGGTTCCAGGATGTCCTCAAGGCGCTCAAGCGTTGGCATCTCAAGCAGGCGCATGACCTCGCGTCCGCCGTCGGTTACAACGACCATGGGAACGCGGGTGATGCGCTCGGCGTTGTTCAGCCGCTCCATGAGGCCGTCCCATGCCTGATGAACCCTCACGCGCCCCGGGTACTCCTCGGAAAGCGGGTCTATGACCGCTCGGCGGTACGCCTCGCATGACGGGCACCCAGCGCGGGTGATGTATTCGATCTCCATGGCTCCTCCTTGACGCAAAAGAAAAGGCCCCCGTGTTGGGGGCCTTGATTGTGCCGTTGGGGTGAGATGCCTATTCGGTTTTCGCCTGTTTGCTATCGGTGCAGCGCCTTGTCGCGCTTTCTTATAATCGCCTCGGCCTCTTCCTGGCCAATCTCGTCTAGCCATAGGTCGCCGCTTTGCGTTCCGAACACCTCTGTGTCGAATACCCAGCGCCCGAGCGTGAAATCGTAGGTCTCGCACACCATCTGTTCCGCATCGAAGCGCGATACGCGCCTGCGGGAGTCGTCGGTGTAGTAAATCATTTGCGAACCTCCTCGATGTTCGGCGGCGTCTTTATTTTCGCGGCGTTGTCGGCCATCTCGCGGCGAAGCTCCCACTTGCGCTCAAGCGGGGTGTCCTCCAACCGCTCCTCCTCGTAGAGCGCGTGGTTGCGCTCCTTCACGTCGAGGCTCTGCTTCGTGTGGAACTGAAGCTCGAACTTGAAGCCGTCGGGCGTCTCGAACTGCGTGTTGACGCCACGGTAAGCGCTCGATGCGTCGCCGAGCGTGTTCTTGACCTTCACCACAGTATAGCCCGCCTTCTCAAGCGCCTGCCTGATGCGCGCGAACTCGTCAGCGAACGACTCGACTGGCAGCACGTATGTGTAGCGCAGCACGTCGTTGATGCCGTCTGATGCCTCCTTCTCGCTCACATCGAGCTTGTGCGAGTCGGTGCGGATCTTCCGCGCCAACGACTGCTGGCCCTTGAGCCTGAAATCAAGCCCGGCCAGCGCCGAGCCGGCGCGTTGCAGCGATTCGAGCAGGGACGTGGTGACAGGTTCCCGAACCATGGCGCTCGATCGCAGCGTCATGGCGTGGGTCGCCGAATCGCCGCCGCGCTTTGCAACGTAATCGTCGATCCACTTGTCCCAGTCGGCCACCTCAAGGGTGTACGAGCAGCGGCACCACGGGTGCATCGGCGGGAAGTTCGTGCCCGGCATGCGCTCGGAGAACTTTGCCGGGTGCTGCTTCTGGTAGGCCTCAAGCTCGCGGCACACCTCGCAGGCCCTGCCGTCGTGGATGCACGACAGCGCGTAGCTGTCGAACTCCGACTCGTGCACGCATGCCTGCGCCTCGTTGAAAAGGTACGTTCCCTCTGTGTACACAAGGCGCATGGCGGTCTTCGCGCCGCTGTGGTTGAGCCTCTGGCGAAGCTCGCGCGAAATCTCGTCGTACGAGACGCCGCGTGCGATCAGCTTTGAGAAGTCGTCGTTGAGGTAGCTCGCCAGCTTCTCGCGGTTCGCCCAGATGTTGGCCGAGAAGTCTCCGCCTGCCGCCCAGGCAGCTCCGACCGTCGCACGCACGACCTCGGAGTCGTAGCGGTAGAACTCCTTGCCGAAGCCAAGCTCCTCGGCGGCGATGTTGGCGGCACGCCGCGCCTGCTCCTCGAAGTGCCTGCGGAACTCCTCCTGCTCGATCGCGCCGATCTCAAGCTGCTGCAAGCGTATCTGCATCTGGATAGCCTCAAGCTCGTTCAAGCGGTAGATGCTCTCGCGCACGGGCATGAGGTCGGCGTACTGCGGGTACTTCTTGGCGAACTCGTCCATGCGCTCCATGAGCAGCGTGCGGTCTTCTGCGCTGATGGATTGCAGCAGGCGGCGGTACTCGATCACATTGCCCTCGCCGTACTTGGCGTAGTAGGCCGCGATCATGCGGTCGAGCTTCGCCGCCTCGGATGCGTAGACCTTGGAAAGCCGCTTGGACAGGTCGGCCTCGTCCTTGGTCAGCTGCTGCAAGAACTCGTCGCGCCTCTCGCGCCAGTATTCGTCGCTCGGCTTACTCATTGGAAAGCAACAGCTCGATGATCTTGTCCTTGGTGGCGTTCTTCGGGATCTTCACGCCGCTGTTGCGGGCAAGCTCGCGCAGGTCGTTGAGCTTCATGCTGCCAAGCTCGCCGCTGTCCTCTGCCGGCTGCTCCTTGGCTTCGGTTTCGCCTGGCTGCTCGGCAGGCGTGACGGCATCCATTTCCTTCTGCGGTTCCTTTTGCACTGTCTCGGGCTGCTTGATGCTGTAGGTGGTCATATCGACTAGGCCGTAGATGCTCACGAGGTCTTCGCGCACGTATCCGCCCATCGTCAGCTCGACCCAGCCGTCGGCGACGGACTCCACCCGCGCCGCCGACATGTTTCCCATGGTGCCGATGATCTCGCCGCCCGGCTCCTCGCGGACGGCAAGCTGCTTGCCTCGGCTATAGGTCGCTACCTTCATCGTTGGTTCCTTCCTCTTGGTTGGTCTCGATCGTTCGGTTGGTTGGATAGCCATCGCTCACCGCGTTGGCCCTCTCCTCCTGCTCGTCGCGCTTGCGCTGCATCTCGGCTTTGGGATCGCTCACGCAGGAGAGCACGGAAAGCTGCGTTTCCTCGGACACGATGCCCGAGAGCTGCCCGGCAACCGATGCCTCGCTCTGCAAGTCGTCGGGCATGTTGCGGTGCATGGTCACATCGACCATCTGCCAATCGTCGCCGCTGAAGCCCTGGCTCAACGGATAGGCGGCTAGGAGCTTTAGGCGCTCCTGCACGCCGCGCTTGAACTTGCGGTCTTTCTTGCGGGCGAGGTTGCTCATGGGCATCATGCGCATCTTGAGCGCTATGCCAGAGGCGGTGACGAAGCTGTCGGAAGTGATGTCGGGCACCATCGCCATCTTGAAGATCAGCTGCTCAAGGCGGTTGATAAGGTTCTCCTGCACGGAGTCGGCGTTGGGCTTCGCTAGGAACACCACGTCAAGGCCCTCCAAGGACTCGCCGAAGAGGTTTATCACCTTGTTCTCGCGGATGTTTACCAGCTCGTCATCGGTAAGCTCTTTGCCCTTGACCACGAGGTAGCAGTCGCTGAAGTACTCCACGTCGTTCGCCTTCTCGGAAAGCACGGCGTTGTACTGCTCGACCATGGAAAGCACGCCCTCGTAGAGGCCGCGCCCCTTGGTGTTCTGGCGGAAGTCGACGGCGGGCACGCTGCCGAAGCTGTGGCTCTCGGCCTCGCCGAACTCCAGGCCGGCATCGCCGCGCCTGAACGGCACTACCTCGTGGGCATCGGAATAGCTGCCCTTGATAGCGCCGTCGTCGCCGTAGAACCAGCGGACGAAGAACATGGGGCGCTTCAGCACGGAATCGTCGTAGACCATGAACGAAGTGAGCGGAGACACCGCGATGGATCGCGGCAAGCCCTCGTCGTCTTGGTACAGCATCTCGTAGGCATGGCCGAACTTCGATGCCATCTCAGACAATTCTGCGTCCACGTCCTCCTGGAAGTTTCTCGCCGTATAGTCGGCGATGAACGCCTCCACAGCCTTCTTGCGCCCGTCGTCCTCGCCCTTGACCGAAAGCGTCATTGGCACGCCTATGTAGTAGCCCTCGAACGTGTCCGTGATGGTGTAGCAGAAGTCGGCCGACAGGCGGTTGTTCGGCTTGTAGCCGGGCTTCTTGCGCCATGATCGGTCGAAGATCGCGTAATGCGTGTCGTACACCTTGTCCAGGTACTCGTAGCGCGGCTTGTGGTCTTGCTCGAACTCGTCAACCAGGCGCTGAAGCAGCTCCTCGGTCATCTCGGTTCCAGCGGGCAGGCGGAAGTCGTCGGTGGACGGCTCTCGCTGCATCTGGTCGTAGTAGAAGGAATGGAACTCGTGGCTCAAATCAGATACCTCCCTTGAAGGTCTTTATGCCGGGTCGGTTCTCCCATTGCCTGATCGCGGACGCCAGGGAGTCGGGCATGTCGTCGTGCGCGGCGTTCTCGTTGTAGTCGAGCACCTGGTTCAGCGCCTCTGCGTCAAGCGGGTACTCGTCGCAGTCAAGGAACCGCACGTTCGCCCACTCGCTGCGAAGGTGCGTGCTGATCTTCAGGTACTTGTTCTCCTTCTCCTGGTATCCCACGCACGGCCTGCCGCGCTTTAGGATGCCCTTGCGCAGATACCCCTTGTCAGCGTTCATCTCGCAGTGGATCGAGCCGATGCGCAGCGCCTTGCAAATCCCGATGATCTCGTCAAGGCAGTCGTCCACGTGCTTGTGCCACATGCGGATGAGGCAGTACCAGATGCCGCCCCTGTTGCATATGGCCGTGAAGGCCGTGAAGTCCGCGCCCCCGTAGCTCGCGTCGATGTGGCCTATGCCGTCTCGCAGAAGCTCAGGCTCCTTGAAGAACTTGGCGTTGGTGAACATGGCGTCCTCGTCGGCGATGTGCTTCAGCTCGTAGTTGGCGGCGAACAGCGACGGCGACATGCTCGCCCGCACCTGCTCGATCTCCTCGCGGCTCATGAGGCCCGTCTGCCAGCAGTCCCAGCGGCGGATGTTCGGCATCAGCTGGAACGCGTCGTCCTTGTGCCACGGCGTGCCCGTGTTGAAGATGCGCCCGCCACGGTTTCGGATGTTCTGCAACTCCTGGTAGATCAGCTTGATGCGCTCGCGCTCCGCCGCCGACACGCGATCCTTCACGTTCACGATGTCGTCTGTGAACACGCGGTCTGCGTGCTTGCCGGTCAGCGACCCTCCGCATCCAAGGCCTAGCAGCTGCGGAGCGCCCGACACGCCCTGCTTGAGGTTGGTCGATACCGACGACTGCGTGGCCCTCGTAAGCACAAGCTCCACGCCGTAGAGCATGCGAACGATGCCGCGGAAGTAGTCGGTTTGCAGCACGTTTGCCGTGGCCGCCATGACCTCCGCCACGTCGTCGTCTGTCTTGCGCAGGAACATGGATCGCAGGCCGGGGAACAGCACGATGATGAACGCGAACGAGATGCCTAGGCACGTGGTCTTGAAGCTGCCACGGTGCGCCTGGATCGTTTCGTCGTCGGTGCCGAAAACCATGTCCTTGATCCACTCGTTGTGCAAAGACGTCAGCTTGTCGAATCCGAGGCGCACGGCGATGTCAACGGGGCAGTCGTACACCAGGTCGATAAGGTCAGCCCTTGTCGGCATTGCGCTTCGCCTCGATGAGCTTGCCGATCTCGTCGCAAGCGGCCCCGATGTCGGCGGACACCTCGATCTGCTCCACGGGCTTCTCGCCTGCGGTGTCGCGCAGGAACTGGATGGCGGCTATGTCGCCGCGCATCGCCTTCTTGGCGACCTTGAGGATCGAGATCTCGGAAACCGTGAGCTTGCGGTCGGGGTAGTCCTCGAAGCTCAGGCCCTCCAAGTCGTCCAGCTGCGCGTCCGTTCCCTCGAACGGCATGTGCAGCACGATCTTGGCTATCTCCTGCATCTGCTTCTTCTCGCGGCGCTTCTTCGCAGCCGCCTTGCCGGCCTTCGATGCTGCGGCCTTGCGCTGCTCGGGCGTCTGGTCGCGCTTCGGCTTGATGAGGTTCTGGTCGTTCATGGCTAGTCCTCGAACGTGAGGCCCATGAAGCGCAGGCGCTTGTCAAGCTCGGCGAGCGCGCCGAAGTCGTTGGAGCCGTACACGAGGGCGTGGACGATGGCGGTGTCCATGACGTACTGCCACTGGCGCTCGTCCCAGCGGTCGCTGCAACGGTCGTCGCGCCACGCGTTGAACCATGTGACGGTCTCGGCGGGCCAGTCTGTGTCGGTGGGAAGTGTGGGCTTCTCTCGCTTGGCTGCCATGCGTTCACTCCTCTCTGTTTTGCTTTGACGATGGAAAGGGCCAGCACCTTATGATCGCGCTGGCCCTGGGTTCCCCCTTAGTAGGAGGAGCGGCCGGAAGAGCTGCCGCGACCGCGATTGAACGCGGAGCGCACTCGGTTGGCGATGTTTCCCGCTGCGCGGCGAATACGACCGAACATGCCTGCCTCCTCTCGTTTTCGGGAACAAAAAAGGCATCCCGAAGGATGCCTTGATTTTCCTATGCGCGTGAGATTGGCCTTAGGCCTCAAGGGCCTCAAGGATCTTCGACCCGTCCATGTACAGGTCGCCGTACTTCGCCAGGGCATACTCCCTGATGAAGCTTTCGAGGTCGTCGGAGTCGCGGAACACGCACACGACGTAGTAGGCGCTGCTCCAAACGTTGTCGTAGTAGGGCTTAACCTCAAGCGACTCGAACGCCTTGAGTATGGCATCGGCCTCGGCGAAGCTGTCGCCTTCGAGGCTGTCGGTGGTCTCGACCGAATCGAGCGGGTTCGGCATCGGCGTGCCCTTCTGCTCCTTCGGCTTGAACTGCCGCTTGTTCTGAAGGCCTATGCGCTCCTCGAACACGGGGCGGATTACGTCGCCGAACGTCCAGCCCTCGGCATCGGCCTTGACCAGATCGGCGAAGCGCCCGCGCTCCTCGGCGTCATGGAAGCAGAAGCAGATCCAGAAGCCGGAATCGACGGCCATCTGAAAGCGCTTCTCCTCGCGCTTCTCGCGGTCTCGGTAGCTTTTCTGGTGGTCGGTCAGCTGCGCTTCCTCGGCCGCCTTAGCCTCTTTACGCGCCTTCTGCGGCTTCTCAAACTTAAAGCCCATAGTGCTCCCACCTCTTCTCGTCTGCCTCGATGAACGGGTACCACTTCTTGACCACAGCGAAATCGTCGGGGCGCTTCTCGCGCAGGGGCTTCATGAAGCGCATGTCCAGGCCGTCGAAGCTGCGCCCGAACAGCTCGTAGTCCGGAGGCAGGCCGATGCCCCTGCGGGCGATCGCATCCATGACCTCTGCCTTCGTCCAGTCCGCAACCACCGAGGCCTTGTGCGTGGTCTGCTTCATGAGGCCGTGCTTGGTGAGGCTGGCTCGACGGTACGGGTTGTCGCAGGCGCGCACGCCGTCGCAGAACCACGTGTCATCGGGCAGGCCGAGGTCTTCGAGGATGTAGGGGCGCATGTCGTCGTAGCTGTAGACCGGCATGTTCGCGGCCTCGATCACGTCGCAGTGCGCCGGGCTTTGGAACACGCAGTTGTTGAGCGTCCTCGACCATCTGGGGTGCGGGTACTGGTGTATCTTCACGCCGAACACCTTCTCGATGGTTCGCACGTTCTGCTCGACCATCGGAAGGCCTGGGATAGACCAGTAGTAGATCGGTACGACCTCTATACCCTCGTCCTCAAGCGCCACCCAGGCGGCCAGCGAGTCCTTGCCCAGCGAGCAGGAAAGCACCACGGGGCGTCCTTCCGCCTTGAGCCGCTTGCGAATCTCGGCGCTAGTCGGCTGGCCCTTGATTATCGTCGGCATCTTCGCTCCTCTCCGTTATCTCGATGGGTTCGCCCATTCCGTTCAACGTCAGCTTAAATCCCATGTGAGAAGCCATGAGCGCGAGGTTTCCCGCGCCAAGGTCGGAACCTTGTTTGATCGTGTTCTGAACGTAGTTCCTGCTCTTGCCCATGGCCTTTGAAAGCGCGTACATGCTCATGCCGGAACGGTCAAGCATTTCTTTAAGCGCCTCAGTCGGTGTCATGCAACCTCCCTCCATGCCTTAATCTGATTCCCTGATGATACAGCAATAGCAATAGGGATACAACAATAGGAATTGTGCAGGTATTGTGTAGAACAATAACTATTGTGCATTATGCCTATAGCACACTAATTATTGTGCAATAATTCAGTTGTCAGCAATGAGGGCCACAAAGCCCACAAAGCTAGCAAGCAGCTTTAGAACCGAATAAGGAGGCTACAGAGATGGCAGAGCAGCAGAGTTTAGATCTGGTGGTAAGTGGTCAGCTGGTG